TTTGAGAAGTCCTGGCTGCATCAACCGGCCGGCAAAAGCCGCTGTTTTCCCAACAGCAGAAAAATCCACAAAATCCCCCTTGCGCAATGGCGGGAAATGGAGTATACTAGAATTACGCAGCAAAGCAGAAATGACAGCACAGCCCAGGAGTTTTCCGTTCTTCCCGCTCTGCGGGAAGCGAGCGCCGCGCGCGAGAGGGAAACTCCGGGATTTGATTTTACGAAGTAAAATCAACATCCGGGGATGTAAAGGTTTCGACGGGGATCGTGAAGTACAGGCAGCGGGTAGAGGAGCATGCACCTCTTAAAAAGTATGACGTTTTCAAAATTAAACGACAACAATAATTTTGCTTTTGCAGCTTAATTAAGCTGCCGTCTGCCCGGGGAGGACCACGGCCCCGGATCAGGCGTCGATAAGTGGTGAACGGCCCGCCTGAGCGGCCTCGTAGGGCGGGATTGTATCAGGGGATACCAAACCGGAAAGCCTGTCGGGCGGCGTTCCGGTGAGGGAATCTGAAAAGACCGACTGCACCCGGAGAAGCTTGTAGGGATTGGTTTTCGGACGCGGGTTCGATTCCCGCCATCTCCACCAGAATGTGCAAATCCGAACCCTATGTTTTTCGTGAAGCACTGTTTCGGGTTTGTTCTGACGATTGAGGAAGTCTGACTTCGGTTAGGCTTCCTCTTTCTTTTTGGTAGCGATTTTCAGCTCAAGCACAGCCGCTTCGATAAGACTGTCAATCTCCCGGGTGTCGAGGTGAAAGCCCTTTTCGCTCAAATATTTCTCCACATAGGCTTTCTTCTCCGCTCCCTTGCCCTTGCCGACATAAATCATTTCGGCGGCTTCGACAGCGATATTCACCCAAAACTTGATGGTTTCAAGCTGTTCGCCGCTGACTTTGGTTTTCAGAAACGGAATGAGGTACACCGATACCAGAGAGAAGACCAGCGTCAGAAACGCTACGATTACCTGTGTCAAATCAACCATTGTAAGCTCCTCCTTCATCATTGAACGAATTTTCCGTAGGCTCGACCTTGTAGTGCTTCATCAGTTTTATTCTGTTTTCCACCTTGGCCTTGGAATAATAAAATCCTGTGCCTGTGGCGGTCTCGGCGGCTACTGCCGGGATAAGGTATGTGAGCGGCGAGAGGTCACTCGTCCTCCATATCATAACGAAGGTGAAGACAATCACCGCCAGATTTACGATAGCCGCAACAACCAGAATTACTTTTGAGAACTCCATGCGAGCCTTTTTACTTCTTTTGCCCCGATAAGGCATTAGAGCTTCATCGTGAAGTCGAGCGAAATCCACCCAGCACCAGATTTCAGCTTGCCCCACAGAGTAGCACCCTCGCCATGAGCTTCCTCGACAATGGTATAAACGCCCCTGTCCCGGATAGCCCCGGTAATGGCATAGTTCGTACCCGCTCCTTTGCGGATATTCAGCTCCCCAGTTGTCACCCTCACCATGTAAGGCTTGAAGCTGGTAGTCGTGCCGCCGGGGGTGTACACAACTTTGCCGTTGCTGTCAAACACCGAGTACCCGGGGTTGTTGTCAGCGGCGGCTTTCGCATTGTCCAGAGACTTAAATGCTCCCTTCTGGCTTTTGTTATCAGACCACGATTTACGCACCCTGTACAGGGCGTTTCCAGCCCCCGTAGAGGGCTTTGTGGTCGAGGGGGTATTACTACTACCCCCAGCCCCTCCAAGCCGCTGTGTGACCGCCGTAGCCAGCTCTCCGAGCCTGTTAAAGAGCCAGTCCCCGGGACAGCTCTTATTAGCAAACCAGCGATGAACGGTGATAATCATTTCGTCCTTCTGCGGCTTGTAGGCGAGGGTCTTCTCTTTGTCTACCAGCCAGAGAAGTTTCGTCTTGTCGTACCGTTTGCAGATGTCCACGCAGAGGTCAATCAGAGCATTGTAAACCTTGCTGTTCATCGCATACGGAGCTGTGGTGTCTGACGCACACTCAATCGTGATTGCCCGATGGTCGTTCGCACCGCTGGAAGAACACCAACTACGGTCTTTCTCCTCACAGTACATACCGATACGACCGTCTGCGCCGATACCGTAGTTCGAGCTGGCCTGTCTCGAAGTGGGAGCGAAGATCTTCCCGACAGTCTCCACCGAACACTGACCCACCACACAATGAGGAGTGATTCTGTCTACCTCATTGTTTCTCGGGCTTGTCCTGTTCGGAGAAATCTTGGTGTAGCTCACCAGAGAACTATTACTCATTCCTTTTCCCTCCTCTGCCGAGGTGAAGCTCCTCGATTTCCTCCTTCATTTTCGTAATCATGCCGTTGCCGCCGAGTTTGTGGTAGGCTTCGTACATTTCCTCGAAATTTTCGTAGGCATACGAGGGGATTTCCCCCAGCTTCATGTATTTGTCGTGGTACTCAATCAACTGCACTCGAAGCAGAAGCATTGTACCCCGGGTGTTTGCGTCCCTGTCCTTCTTCTGGTTTTGCAACAGCCAGACGATGTAACCCAGCACGACCGGGAGCGCAATCGTGTAGGTTTGCATGAGAATTTCCTTCATGGTATGTCTCCTTGTCTTGGTATGGGAGAGAGCCGCCGAAACAGCCCTCTCCCGCCGGGTCTTACTGCTGGCTCACGAGGTCTTCCAGCTCAAGGTCAATCAGCATTTCACGCACCTTCGGCTTGATAACCTCCGGGACGCTTGCGAATGTCCGCTTGCCCTTGATAATCAGAGCAACATAAATAACCGCCATGTCTCGCACCTCCTTTCTCTTGAGAAAAATCAGTAGGTTTCCGAATATGTTGAGGAACATTTTACTGCTCCTCCAACAGCTTCGAGACTTCCTCCCGAATCTGGTCGGGAACTTCGTCAAGGGTCTTCAAGCCCTTACGAATCAGAGCGGCATACACCTTTGCCATCTTACACACCTCCCAACATCATTTCGTAGACTTCGGCAAGTGCCATCTGCAAATCGGTCATGCTGTCGGCGTTCTCCGCAACAGCCTTGTTCAGAGCCGCCATAGCCTGTTCCTGCGGAGAAAGCTCCCGGAAAGCCAAGTACCAGCTTCCATCAAACCACTTCTGCTGTTGAATCAGCTCGGCGTTGTGATAGACGGTCTCGGTTTCCCCATCAGAGACAGTCATAACCGACAGGTTGTCCTTGAAAATGGTCTCGTCCACCTTCTTGGCACTGACGAAGTTATCCCCGTTTTTGCTAAGCCCCGTCAGCTTTCGTCCGTCTGCAAGTGTGATTGTGTACTGCATTTTGTTACCTCCTTTAATTGGTTAAAGAGTATATCCATATTGCTTCGCTGTTGCCTACTCATTATGCGGTAGTGATTTTTGAACCACGCCTTGTACCAGTCTGTGAACTCCTTCTCGGTCAGTTTCGGAGCGAGCTTCTTCATCTTGCGGCGCATATCAGTAAGCCGCTTGGGATTGATTTTCTGAATCACTCGGCCTGTTTCTGTGAGAGAGTATTGAATCTGCAAAAACCGCCAATAATCAGAGAGCTTGCAAATCCTCGTTTTCCGGGTGTTGACCGTAATACCGAGTTCCTGCGCTATCCCGATAATGTCTGTGAGAAGTTCCTCCAAAAACTCCTTGCTCTCATGGATTGCGTAGCTATCGTCCATATACCGACCGTAGAACTTCACACTTCGCACAATTTTTACGAAATTGTCAATCCTCATGGGATAGAAGATACCAGCGGTTTGCGCTACTTGGTCTCCTATGTTGAGGTGCTTTCCCATGAATTTTTCACCAGTGAGAAGCGATTTGTTGATGTAGTGATAGAGCAAAGAATTGAAGACCGTATTGAGACAGTTTTCGTATTCCTCGTCCGTCATGTACGATACATCGACCTTTGACCGCTCCACTGTCTTTCCCAACAGCCAGAGAGCGTGGTCGTTATCAACATACCGCCCGAACAGCTCCATCAACACATCATGCCGGATATTGTCGTAGTATTTCGAGAAGTCAATCAGAAGTATGTACCCTTCGTTCGTCCCATGCTGGGCGTAGTATCGGCGAAGATGGGTGAGCAATCGCCGCCGGGTGAAATCAATACCCTTTCCGACTTGGCTTGCGCCATTATCATAAATCAGATACTTTTCCACAGCCGGATTGAGGACTTCATCACAGAGGGCGTGTTTTACGATTCTGTCCTGGATCTGCTCGCCTGTAATCGGGCGCACCTTACCTCGCTCGTGCAAGATAAAATGTGTGTTTGGCAGAAACTCGTAGGTCATTTCGGCAAGCTCCCTCTGTAATCTCGCAAGCTCCATGAGGTAGTTCATTTCAAACTTTTGGACTTGAGGTTTCCAGTCGCTACCTTGCTTTGCTCGTTTGTAGGCTTGGTGAAGCGCATTTCCATCAAATATCTCACGCTGATAACCACTGCTCTCGTAAGAGGTGGTGTCGTGTTTAGTATTTACCATACGGAAGGACAACCTCTCCTTTCTCTGTCTGCGAAACGCTCGATAGGCTATTCAATCGCAGAATCGAAATCCGGGCGAACGCCATTAGAGTTACTGGCGTTGTTGTAGTTCGCATTACCGTTGTTGTTGACATTGGCGAAATTGGAAGCGGAATCAGAGATTGCCCTTTTGAATTTGTTGTCAGATTTCCTCCAACCTTTGATAAGGTTGATTTCCGTCTGTATCATGTCAGCGAAGCGAAGGTACTTGTTCACATCGACAGGAAGGGTCTCAATGGCGTACTGCAACTCCTGTGTGAGCCTATAACACTGTCCGATTGCCCTGTCTTGGCAGAGCCTACGCTCGACCAGCTCCTCCATAACTGTTGGATAAATGCTGTTCGCTGTGAAAACCTCTTTGGTGATTTCCCGCAGACAATCCACAATGCACTTCCGCTCGTCTTCGATGAACCAGTTGTCAAAGGCTTCGTTCTTTGCCTTGAGCTTGTCGTATCGGACTTTTTCTTCGGGTGTCAGCTCCTCATAAGGTTTGCCGCCAAACAGTTTGGCAACACGCTTTTCAGCTCGTTCGAGGTCGTACCCGAAGTCCCGGAGCAACAGGTCTGTAATTTCCTTTCTGGTCTTGTAGAAGTGGTGAAACACCTCAAACTGTGAAGATTTCCGCTTCGCTTTTAACACTGACATGAGTTTGTGAACCTCCGTTCATGCGACCCACAAGGGGTCGCAGATTTAAGAAATCGAGAAAGCCGGGCGAACGCCACGAGAGGAACCGGCGCCGTCGGAGGCCGCATGACCGCCGTAGGAGACATCGGCGAAAAAGGAAGCGGTAACAACATCACGCAACCAGAAGGTCAGACGATTGGAAATCAAGTCCGGCCTGTGCGTGAACAGCGGGAGCTG